CTTAGCTAGGTTTGAACCTGGATAAGACATGTTGAGACCAACCGGTTCCAACAAACCTTTAATTCTATTAAAGATTTGCTTCTGTTGTGCTGTCAATAGCACAATTGACTGTGGGCCCAGATTTTTACAAATATCAAGAAAGTTGTCGTTAGACATATTTCTCCATTTGTAAACAGGCAGGACTTGATCCTCAGTAATAACTTTACCAGCAAATTCACATAGTGAATTTGAAGATAAGGACTTCTGAGGTGACCAGGGACATTTCATAACAGACATAATATCTGTATAAGATTTGAATAACTGATCATCAAGTATCACAACATCATCACCTAAAACAAAGAACTGATGATCATACTTCTTTCCCAAAAGGAAAAGGAGTAAAAGACCATGAGTCAATGTAAACATACCAAAACTTGGGTATAACCCGAGAGGTTGGCCACGTTTCCATTGAATATCACCGAATTCAGATTTCCATCTGAGACGAGATATTTCTTCAATTAGGTTTATGTCAATGATATCACCAAAGATAGAACGTAACGTTTCAAGCTGCAACCCTAAAGGGAAGTAGTCTGTTGCGCCAGTTAGATCAATGGAATGAACTTGCTTGCCTTCTGACAAGGATCTCTGGATCCAAGGTATTGCTTTAGACTGATTGAATGTACAATCCCACTCACATTTCTCGACGATGTTATAAATAGCATCACCGATTGGTTTGAGTGCCAACTGATGAATCCGGTAAGGAGAAGCGATAGATCGCAACTTCATACCAGGTTCTTGTAGGAAGTGAACTTCACCTCCATACATATGTTTATCAGGATTAACCTTCAATCTCACAAGAGGACCGAGAATTCCATGAGTTACAGGAGCATAAAGCTCATTGTAACGCCATGCGAACTCGTAGTTTTCTCGACCCGTAGAATAAGTCATTTCTGACATTATATTTTCGGATTGATGAACACGTTTGTCTGAATGAAATTGGGGCGCCCATTTTGTGGGTGAACCCCGATATTCAATAAGACTATTCGAACCTCTAGTGACTTTGTGAAGGGGAAAATGACCCTTCACAAACTGAGAATAATTGTAATAAAATGATGGTGTCAAATCATCATTTAATTCACAATTAACG